ATGAAATAAATGAATATTCTCCGCTTCAATATGGATTTAGTGCTTTACTTTCTGAAGTGGATATGATATAATGATACCTGATATGTCAAGTGATAGGGTTAATGCCTATCGGGTTTTTCAAGGTGAAATCGAGAAACTTCGATTTATGAAAAAGTCTCCACCTGATAACTCTAATCCTGATCACTTGACTGGTATTGAAGCACTCGTAATTGACTACTTGGAACAACGATGTGCTGAAATGGTAAAGAAAGGATACGGTTGGGATGACGATGCACCTAGTACGAGGGATGACTTCCCTCAATACGAAGAAGCGGAAGAACCGCAAGAAGACTACGAAGATTCTGGAAGAAGAACGTAAAACTGCGGAGTTGTTGAAAAAGGTTGGTTATGTCAAAAACTCAGACTACAGAGCAGAGATGCCTTCGTATACAGTCAAACGTGCTATCCCGACCTCAGATTATGTTGGTAATGGGTTTAAACGAGTTGAGAAACAATATACTGGCGATGAACTGGCAGGGATCGGTACATTGCATAAGAGTAATATGGTTCCAATTCGTAAAGACTCTAATGATGCAAAAGAAATAGCAAGGATGCGGAGAGGATAATGGCGAATCACGTACACACCTCAATTGAGTTTTATAATCAAAACGATGAAGCGAAAAAAATTATAAACTCAATTTTTGATATTGATAAAGAAACTCATGCTGATGATTGGGGTCGGTGGAGTCTTTATGATGTCGTAGAAGAGTCTGCTAATGATCCTAAATGGGCATATGTAGAAGATTATGAAAAAGATGGTAACATGGTTTCCATTATGTCTGCATGGTCTTGCCCTGTTCAAGCGATTGATAAAATCATTGATAAGGTTTGCGCAGTACAAGAAGATCTTATTACGATTGTTCGTTACGAAGATGAGATGCCTAACTTTATCGGTGCTATAGTATATGAAGGTGAAAGTGTAGTCAACGAAGATGAGTGGGATGAAGATGAAATTGCAGGGGTGATGGGTCTTGATCTTGAAGATGAAGAACAACTTGAAGAGTATCGTGAAAAGGTATGGGACACTGCATACGAAGAAGTTGAAAAATTTGTAGAAGAAACTTTGCTTTTTATTAAAGAAAATCCAAATTAATCCTTTACTTTCCTCAGAAAATATAGTATAATAGTTATAGAGATGAGGAGGATCACATGGCAGCACGTAAGAAAAAAGTTCAAGTTAGACGTAGAGTCGGTATCGCAGCAGTCCCTTATGAAAGAGGGTTTGATGCAGTTTTGCAATTTTTCCATACTGAACTTGAAAAGAAAGCATTAACTGAATCTTTGAAATCTTACATCGCTAAGAACTTTTCAAAGAACGATGCAAAGTGTATTAATGCCATGCCAGACTATAAGTTCTGGGGGTTCACTCATTATTGCGGAACTGCATACTGGTACACAATGGAGTACGAAGTATCAGACCGCACCGAATATTTCAAACGTGGTTTGGATAAATATCTTCAGGGACTGGTGGCGGAAGGTAAACAACTTCTGGATCAGAAGACGTCCATTCAGTCCGAGAAGGTAGTGTCTCTGTCTCCAATGCAGAGACTACAAAACAAGATCAATGCTACAATCATGCAGGATTTACTTGATCTTGAAGATCAGTGGATGGACGATGAGAAAACAACTCTTGACGTTTATTCGCAATTTAAGAAGCATGGACTGCCTGCCTCTGCAACTAACCCAGTCCGTGAGATTCTTGAGGGATGGTTACTAGATTATAATGATGCTTACAACAAGTCATGTCCTGACGCAGTTGAAGGTTACTCCCATTTGAAAAGACCTGAACTCAAACGTCGGATCAAGGAAATTACATCTATGCTAAGTGACCTTGACCGACTCAAGTCTGCTGCGAAGGCAACTCGCAATGTAAAGGTGAAAGGACCTCGTTCAGCAGACAAACAAGTCGCACGTGTGCAATATAGAAAAGAGGATAATGACTTCAAGTTGGTTTCAGTGCCACCTATTCAAGTCGTTGGTAAAACTAGGTTATACACTTTCAATGTGAAAACTAGAACCCTCTGTGAGTATGTTACAGGCGACGTCAATGGATTTGAAATCTCTGGTACATCTATCAAAAACTTTGATAAGGTGAATAGCAGAAAAACTAAACTGCGAAAACCAGATGATTTCATTTCCATTGTTCAATCTAAAACTCCTCTTCAGATATCTAAAGAGTGGGATAAACTTACAACGAAGTCATCCGTTCCTAATGGTAGACTCAACAAAGACACTATACTTGTCAGGGTTTTAAATAAATGACCATTGAAGAACAGTTTTTAAATAAGTCTAAATTTTCTCGTATGATCGAACACGAAGTTGCAGAAAAGTGTATCAGTTATATGGAAGCGATCCTTATGGTTTGTGAGCAAAACGATATTGAACCAGAGGATGTTCGTAAGTTTATTTCTCCAGTTGTGAGGGATAAACTAGAGGCAGAAGCAATGTCGCTCAACTTTTTGCCTAAACAAAATGCTATAGACAGTTCTCTTTTTGAATAAATACCTTTACTATGATGAGAATTTATAGTATAATACTTCAGTTAATATTACAGCAATACAAGGATACAAATATATGTCATTCGAAAACTTAAAACGCAATCGCGATCAAATCTCCAAACTTGTAGCAGAAGCAGAAAAAGCAGGTGGCGGTGGCCAAACTGAAAAGAAGTCATACGCTGACGAACGCATCTGGAAACCAACAGTAGATAAAGCAGGTAATGGTTATGCCGTACTCAGATTCCTACCAGCAGCAGAAGGCAACGACCTTCCGTGGGTACGATACTGGGATCACGGATTCAAAGGACCAACTGGTATGTGGTATATCGAAAACTCACTTACATCTATTGGTCAACCTGATCCAGTTGGTGAACTCAACTCAAGACTTTGGAATTCTGGGATCGAGGCGGACAAAGAACGTGCAAGAACACAAAAGCGTCGACTACACTATGTAACAAACGTGCTGGTTGTTCAAGATCCATCAAATCCACAAAATGAAGGTAAAGTGTTCCTTTATAAGTTCGGTAAGAAGATCTTCGATAAGATTATGGATATGATGAACCCATCGTTCCAAGATGAAACCCCAGTCAACCCTTTCGACTTTTGGGAAGGTGCTGACTTTAAATTGAAAATCCGTAACGTTGATGGATATCGTAATTATGATAAATCAGAATTTGCAAGCGTTTCTGGTCTCTATGATGGAGAAGAATCCAGATTGGAAGCAGTCTATAACCAACTACATGATCTCAACGAGTTCACCGATCCAAAGAACTACAAGTCTTACGATGAACTCAAAGCAAAGTTGACTCGTGTACTAGGTGAGGAAGCACCAGCAGGTGCGGCAACTATGGCGCAGGAATCTATGTTAAATGAACCTGTTGCTGAACCGATGCCGACTCCAGTTCAGGAACCGATCACTGCAGATCAAATGGACGATGACGAGGATACTATGTCTTATTTCGCTAAACTGGCGAACGAAGACTAAAGAGCAGTATTTCCCCCAAAAGAAAAATCTTTATGATCAGTCGTTGATCCATCGGGAAGCACCATGGCACTCGTTGCTGTGGTGCTTTCATCTATGTAAGTATCACCAGAAATACTTGTAGCATTAATTTGAGGTGTAGTTGCTGAAGGTGCCATCGCAGGTGCCTGTATATTTTTTCTACGAAGCATCATGTTTGCTTCTTCTCTCGCTGATATTTGAGATCTTAAACGATCTATTGTTTCTTGAGTTTTTTCCGCACCACCAGAAAGTGATAGACCCAGTCCACCTTTCGCAAGTCTATTCTCATTTGTTTCTAATGCTCTATTAAGTCGATCAAGTTGGTACTGATTAGCACCTATTTTTGCCTTAGTCTTTTTCGCTTCTTCCTCTTTTAATTGTTCTGCCGTTTTTTCTTTTGGAAGAATATATTTTTTTATAAACGACTTGCCTTCTTCTGTTTGTGATATCGCATATGCAGCAGTACCAGCAAGAGCAGCAGCAGTAATTGCCAAACCTATCGGACCACCTGCG